GAAATCACTATAAAACACTTTCAATCCAACCTTCTAAATATATTTACTATAACCAATTTAATTGGTATCAAGGTAATGTTATTAAATATGTAAGTAGATATAATCGTAAGCATAAAACTGCAAAAGGGCAGTTGCTTGATCTTAGGAAAGCCGAACATTATCTTCAACTATTAATTGAAACATTTAATAATAAGAAATAACTAATTTTAAGGCATTGTGGCTTTAAAACTAGCATAACCTCATAAGAACTCTAAATATTAAAAAATAGGGGTAATTTAAGGGTTTAAACACTATAAAAAGGAACATTTAGAGAACATGATACAAGAAATAGACATAACAAATTATTCAAGCCAATTAATCAGCTTAACTAACACATCAGTAGCTACAGCAAATCCAGTTACAACTTCTAACGGACTTGTAAGAATTGCAGTAACAAATGCGGCATACATGAAAATAGCTACCACACCTACTGCCACTACAGCAGATACTTTACTTCCTGCTGGTTCAGTATCGTTCTTCGTAATTGGCGATCAACAAAAAGTAGCTTTATTAGGTCTTGCGGCAACGACTGGGACAGCAACAGTAACAAGTATTGAGGCAATAAGATAATATGGCAGTAGCACAACCTGCAACAACAATAGACCCAGATTTTGCACCAGAAACTCATACTGTTGGTTCATCATCAGTCCAATCAGGAGTTATTACTACTGGTTCAGGATTAATTAGAATAGCAACAACTACACATTGTCATATTAAATTTGGTGCTAATCCAACTGCAACAGAAGAAGATTTATTAATACCACCAGATTATGTAGAGTTTTTTACATTTGGTTCTGGTCAAAAAGTTGCTTTCATAGCACATGGTGGGGGTGCTGGGGAAATAAATATCTCGGCTGTAGACTAGTATGTGGTGGAATCTAATACCAACTATTTTTAAAACTGGTGCTGAGATTTATAAGAACCATAAGCAATCAGAACTATTAGAATCCGAAGCAGAAAAACGACACTACGAAAGAATGGCTAGTGGTGAGATAGAATATCAAAGAGATGTTTACGATCAACAAGACAAATCATGGAAAGATGAATTTGTTTTAATAGTTGTTTGTATTCCTATACTTGTTTTATCTTATGCAGTTATTAGTGATGATGTTAATATTAAAACTAAGTTAGATTTATTCTTTGATTACTTTGGCAAATTTCCTAGTTGGTATCAATGGTTAATCGTTGGTATCTTTGGTGCTATCTATGAATATTTTTAATTCTGTCTTGTTCACCAATTCAATTATCTAACAAGCAAGTAGTAACACAAACTTATGAAATAAAAGAAACCACAACTACAACTTTTGAAATATATTACTAATGAAATGTTATTTGGTAACTTATGATGTTAGTTATATTAAACCTAATTCAGATAATTTTGTAGAGAAGGTTGCACATTTAAGATTTTTAGATACTGCTAACTTTGTAAATAGTAATACTTTTTTATCTCAATTAAATTCTGTAAAAAAAGTAAGAATAACAACTGTCTCTTGGTATTTAAAAGAAGTTGATTTTAAATATAATATAAATAGGATTTCTAATACTGTTCACTAAATTGGTAATAAATAATATTCTATACCATCATTCCAAGTCTGAATCTTTGCTTGTGGCAATAATCTTAATATTTGATCTACTGATTTAAATTTTAAACCATCTTTGAAAGCAAAGCATATTGTATATTGCGTAAATCTATGATCGCAAAACATTTGACTAAAAGTAATATACTTCTTTAAATCTTTTAATTTAAGTTTGTTGGACGCTTTGATTTCCACAAAGAACTGTTGTTTTTTTTCTGCATTGGCTTCCGAATAAACAAAGTAATCAGGCATCGCAGACAATAAGCCAAGTTTATTAAAAAAAGGAATAGGGGAATTAGCAAAATCAGAATCATCATTAAAAAGAAGTTTTTTAAAATGAAAAGATTTAGACTTGCAATATTCTTCAAACCTTTGTTCTGCGAAGTCAATATACTGTTCAACTCGTTCTTGATATTTAAGTTCATTTAGTTTACCTATTGATTGTATTATTTTCATTTACTTAACTCACGATTGGTAACTAGCCAACTCCTGTATAGATCTACCCAACTCTGAAGGTTAGCATACTTTGATTTAGCTTTTGAGTATTCTTTTTCTGCTTGGCAATAACCCTCAATATGAGTGTTGTATTCTTTAGTACACATAGCTCTTTTTTCTGCTTCTGCCATTGAGCAATTAATAACAGTTTTTTCATTAATACTTAATTGTGCTAAAAGAATTTTTTTGTGTTCTTCTAATCTTCTAAAGTTATAAAGTGTTTCACACATAACTTCAGCATACTCATCTAATTGTTTTTTTATGTCGTCTGGATTCCGTAGAGCAAAATCGTGCATAACCTCCCTTTACATTTTTAAGTTGTACTACTTATTTTTTAAGTAAGCAGTTCTTCAAATTTCAAAACCACCTTTGTTTCTAAAGCATCTTTAAGTCTTTTTGCCTTTTCCATTCTATGCTTTAGTTCAAAATATTTCACAGATACTCTATGGTGTCTGTCTCTTAGGTTCTGAACTTGATGTCTCAATTTCTCCATCAATTTTTTTTACTCTTGTTGATTTGAATTTTATTCCAGTTATTTCAAGATCAACAAATTCCCCTTTTTCTAAATCTAGTGCTTCTTGTTCACTGTTAAACTTCTCTTTATAAATACCAGTAAATTCTAAATATTTATAACGCACTATCATTTTCTTTTTATATATTAAATTTAAATAAATCACAAGGGTAAGAGTGGCAAAAATCAAAGGGAAAATTTGAAATAAATTTGCCACCCTAGAATCTATTTAAAAGTTGTACGAATAAATAAGTTTCATATCTTTAATAAAACTATCTATTGATTCCTTATTACATTGAATCCCTTTAGATTCAAGTGCAGACTTAGTCATAGCCATAATAAACATATACTGATCTTTATTAAATGGCTTGATAGTTTCCACAGTTAAAGTAGCACCCAAATCAGAAGCTACATTTACTGCTTCTTTTTCAAAATCATCTACGTTAAAACTTGTATCAGGTTGTACACCCTCTTTAAGTTCTTGTATCTTAAGAGTGTTATTCTCAGAAGCTACAAAATTAAACGCTTTATCAGCACCTTGTGGTGACCAAATAGCATAAGCAAAAGAAACCTTTTTACCTTCTTTGATAAACTCAGGTATGTATTTCCCTTTAATTATAAATATCTCATCACCGATATAGAACTTATGATTTATTTTATCACTCGCTAATGGTCTGCCAGTCTTATCATTATAGTTACTATACACTTTACTAATTACTCCTTGTTTGTGTGCCATTTATTTCTCCTTTTTATTGTTTAAAAAGCGATGCAATTTTAGGCAAGAGATCGCAACATCTTGCATTTCTATATTTACTGGAAATTCCGCTATGTTTAATTTTCCCTGCTTGGTACAATTAACAATAACACCTTTATTAATTTTTATATCTAGCTGTTCTTCTAAAGCCATAACATAAAGATAAAGTTGCACGTAATAAGAATCCCTAATCCCAGAACTCGTTTTCCAATCATAGATAATATATTCATTATCTTTTTTAAAAAGAGCATCTAGTGTACCAGTATATTTATGAATACGTGATAGCACTTTAGTTTCAGTAAAAACTAATTCTAAACCCTTTTGATTGTCATACCATTCTTTAAATTTATTAAATGACTTCTTAATCAAATCATTATGAATTTCAGGAACAGTTCCTTTATGGATATAGTTCTCAATCATTTCGTGAACTTGGCTTCCTACGTGTCCAGCTTGATTCATATTAGAGTTTGCAGATTTTTTAATTTTATCGTACATCTCTATTAACTGAATCTCATCATAAGACTTACCAGCTTCAACAATTTTTTTAAATTCTTCAGCACACATCTTCGCTGTCCAATTTCCAATTATACTGGCGTTAGTTAAGATTGAGGTTATACCCGTGGCTGAAACAATATTTTCTTCGTTCCAATAATACTTATGTGGTATCGGATCAAAATATAATATTTCTTCAGTATTATCTTTGAACTTTAGTTTATGCTCTTCCATTTTTACCTTCCCTTTGTTTGTTAATTGGCGTATGGCCAATGTTTTATTAACTTACCATCAAGCTGATAAATGAGTTCATCTTTAATAACTACCTCTTTATTATACTTTTGGTTAATTAAATCTTTCTCATACATATTGTCAGTAGATATGTTAAAGAATCTTGAATACTTATATAACTGCATAGCACCTAACTCATTTTTACCAATCTCAAATTTACTTATTTGTTGCGGTATAATTCCTAAGAATTTACCTAAGTAACTTTGGTTTAGTTTAGTTTTTTTTCCGTTCACGTGCATACAAGTATTTGTTCTCAACCAACGGATATTTTTTCCTATTAGTTTATTTAGTTCGCTTCGTTCCATATTTCCTTCCATCTATTATGTTGTTGCTTCCAATAATCAGAATTATAATCTGGGTTATGATAAGGAAACAACTTATAGAATTCATCTAAAGTTATGTTCTTATTTTCAACAGAACACAAATCATAATAGTATGGTGCTTCATTAGCGACTACACTTGGGTTCTTTTGAGATTCTAAAAACAATCTGTTTATTTCTTCTTTTACTTTTTTCATATTTTTCTCCATTAGTTCAGTATGCTATGCCCACGATTTTTTAAGCAAGTTCGCATATAAGTTTCACGATCGTATTTAGCTTCTGGGCTTAACCATAAAGTTTGTGGTCTTATAAAGAAATTATAAAAACCCTTACTTGCTTCAACTGCTTTATTAGTATGTTCCTCAGCAATCATTTCACACAATTTAATATCGTCTGAAAGATTTTCTGCTTGGGCAGAACTATGTGTGCCACTTCTGCCTTTTGTGTCCACTATTGGCTTCCACGCACAATTAGTTAAGTTTACTAGAATCAAACTTAATAATATTAGTTTTTTCATTTTTTCCCTTTTGTTTGTTTAAGTATTCTTCAGTGATAACATTTAGTAAATCAAGTTTTTTTAGTTTTGGTTTAGCTTCCCAAGACCAAATAATATAATTTACTAATGTATATAAAGAATTTCTTTTAATAATCTCACGAGCAACGTGCAAAGCATAGTGTTCGTCAGTATTAGTTTTAAGATGATATATGTTTTTCTTTTTTTTCATTTGCCTTCTCCAGTTGTTGTTTTTCTTTTTTCAGTTCGGCTTCCTTTAATGCTAGTTTTAGTTTTTCAGCAAAAACGGATTGACCTAATTTTTCTGATAAAGATTGTTTAGTCATTTTTTTTCTTTGCCTCAATTAATTTAACTAAATTATTATAGATTATCTTTTGGTACAATGTAATTTTATTATGTGAGAACTCTTGTATGATAAAGTGATTATCAATGATTTCTAAGCAACCAATCAGGGTATCAAGTTCAGAAATTTTTTTCATCTAATATATATAAAAATAGATTAATAAATAACTTGATAGTAATAAAATTCCTGCTATCAAAAACCCTATTCCGTCTTTATTTTCTTTAGTCATTTTTCCCCTTTTGTTATTAGTATTATTATTAATATAATTATTAATGTGATTTCTATAAAAGATAAAGCATTATAAAGTTCAAGCATAAGGAGTTTGCCTTTCAATCATTATATTAAGTTTTTTAATAAGTGTTTGTAGGTCTATAATAGTATCTAAGTCGTTATCTAGTTTGTCTTGTATTTTAAATTCTAAACAAGCTACCATTAACTTCATTTCTGTATCAGTCATTGTACAAATCATATTAACCTTTTTTTTTAGCTTTTTTGTCATCTTCTTCATAAAGTTTATCTACTCTAAAAAGTTCATTCATATATTGGCTATGAAAAAACTGTTTATCTTTTTCATTAGTAGCTTTTTTAAATTGCTCAAAGTATTGCAAAGCTAAAGTAAATTTTGCTTTAGTCATTTATGCCTTTTTGAATTTCACCAATTTCATTTAATATCTTTCCAAGAGATCTGGAAATATCTAATTTTGTTTGTGAGTTTAAAAGGTATCTATCTTCTTCTAAGTAATTAATCATTATTCTTAAAAAATGATGTAGGTCTAGGTCAAGCATTTTAATATGCTCTTTTTTAGATTTTGACCAATAAACAATATCTTCGTCTGTTAAATCGGTTGGTGTAGTATTGTTTTCAAACGCTTGTTGTATTTTTAATATTTCTCTAATGTTCATTTAAAATCCCTTCTTCATTAGTTTTAAGATTAGTTTTTTAGCTTCAATTTTATTTTTAATAAGTATGAATCTATCTTTCCAATCTTTATTGTTCTTATTTTTTTCTTGAAATATTGCGAAACCAGAAACCTCTTGTTTGGTAAATTCTGCAACAGTTCTATCTTTTAAATCAATAATATACATAATCAATCCAACAGTACCATATATGCATCAGGAAAATGCTCTATGAACCAATCAAGACCATCTCTATGATCTTGCCAAGCATTAAGTCTTTCAGCACCCATAATCATATCGTAAATTGCCACAGCAAACCAAGGCAACTCACAACTGCCACCACCAAAACGATTATCAATTTTAATCATTTGGTTTTTATCCCATTCTAAATTTACAGAAAATGGAATAGGATAATCTTTGTTGTTCCAATTAATAGTTCTCATCAAGCAACTCCTTGTGTTAAATTATCTATTTTTTGTTTTGCTTCTTTAATAGTACAAGCGTTAAAAAGTAGTTTGCTACTATTAAAAACATTATAAGTAACCATCATAGCAAAACCTATTGAATGTTTTTTTTGTTTTATAGTGTACTCTTTATAAGTTTCTGTTTTCATTAAACCACCTCACTTTCATAAGTTTCATCTCTATCATATTTAGCATATTTGTTAGGAGTGCCTTCCATTAAGATTTGAGATCTTAAACTAGCAAAAGCACAATCATAACAAACTTGCTCACCAGCTTCTTTTGTTGCTTCAATAGCTAATTTAAAATGGTCTTGCCCACAACCAAAACAAGTAAAGCCATCTGATATTTTTTCTATGTTAATTTTCATATTTCCCTTTTAGTTAGTTTGTTTGTAGATTTTTCTATTATTAAGATTAATTTGTGCTGAATCTCTAACAGCATAAACTAAACATTGGTTCTGCCAACAATCACCAATCTTCCTAGCTAATTTTAAGGCGTCTTTATAACAAGAAACCTTATGTCTAATTTTATTACGATAATGGATAACAGAAAAAAAGTCTGGCTTTTCTAAAATCCACAAATCACGATCACTAAATCTATTTTTATCTTGGTTCATAAAATTATTTTACAAATTTTTTGTAATATAAACTATCGTAAAAGTTTTTTTTTCCACACTCTGCCATAAATTCGTACCAATCAGGATCAACAGAAGCACGTGCTTTGTTTTTAGTTTCTTCCATACATTTATGGTAATTGGTAAATTCTTCACCATTATTATCTTTGTAATTTAAAAGATAAATTTGATCTAATATATTTATATATTCTGGAGAAAAAACATTAGTATCGTAAAGTTTTTCTTTCAGTTCTTGTTTTAGCTTTATTTCAGTTTTTGATAACATATTTTCCCTTTATGTTGTTAATTATTAATTATTAACTATTAAATAATCTACTTATATATATTTAAACTATTTAATTATTAACTATTAATTATTAACGCTTCTCGCTTGATTTGCCTGAAAAGACTACCCATTATAAAAAATAAATATATACGTAATTACAGTGACTTAGCGTATATACTTAAAGTGTGGTGTAAGTGCCTTCCCTTGCACCACGTTTTAATATATAAAAAACGAATCACCAAAGGGAACTACCTTGCAAATATTGAAGGTTCAAATAATAAAATCTGAAAAACATAGAAAATTTGTAGCATCAAAAAGTTGCGTTATTTGTTTAAATCCTTACACGCAATGCTGTCATATAAGATCAATTCCTAATTATGGTAACGTTGGTATGTCTGTCAGAAATGACGCTTTCTGTATTCCTATGTGTGTAGCACATCATTCAGAACAGCATAAAATTGGCGAGTATATATTCTATTCCAAATATTATATAAATCCTGTATATGTATCTGAACAACTATGTAAGATTTCTCCTTGTAAAAAGATTCAGGGATTAAAAGAAGGATTTTTTGATGAATATAGAAAGTATTTTAAGGATAACCCAAAAAGTAATGTGCGATAATTCTCTTTACGAACATAGAGAATACTTTTATACACCTCAAAAAAAGATAGCGATGGCAATTATTAAAGAACTTACAAATATTAGTTACGACCAGATAGGCAAAGAATTTAATAAATCTTGGTATGCTATTTATAAAGATTGTAAAGATGTTAAAGACAAACACAAAAGCATTTACAATAAGGTATTAGAAAAGGTAAAAAAGAAATATGAAAATTAATATTACAAAACCTAAACTAAAAAAACTTAGTAACGCATTGTATGTTAAGAAAGTATTAACAGAATATGAACTTGCTAGGAAACATTTAAGTTCTGACGCACTAGAGGAATATACATTATCTAAACTAAAGGAAGCAGATGCAAAAAGAAATATTGAATAGCAGTATTGAAAATACAAAAATAGAATATTTAGATATTAACACTTTAATACCTTACGTTAATAACCCTAGAAAAAATTTAAACGTAGGTAAAGTTGCCAGTTCTATTTTAGAGTTTGGGTTTCAACAACCAATAGTAATTGATAAAAACAAAACAATTATTGTAGGACACACTAGGTATGAAGCGTCTAAAAAATTAGGATTAGAAAAAGTACCAGTATTAGTTGCGGACTTAACAGAAGCACAATCTAAAGCGTATAGGATTGCAGACAACAGACTTAATGAAGATTCTTTGTGGGATAATGAATTACTTGATTTAGAAATTAAAGAATTAGAATCTTTAAATTTTGACAATAGTATTCTAGGTTTTGATCTGAAAGAAATTGATTCTTTATTAAAAGAAATAGTGCCAATATTTGAACCTGCCAACAATAATTTTCAAAATATTGATATGGGAGAAATTAAAGCACCAAATTCACAAGTAAGAATGGTTCAATTATTTTTAGATAGCACTAGCGAACCTAAGTTAAAAGAAATGATTGATTACTTGAAAAATGTTTATAAGATTGATAACCTTACTGATACAGTTTTTAAAGCAGTTGAAAATGAATACAATAATAGCAAAGCCAATACTTAACGATCAGCAAATCAAAGATTTAGAAGGCAAATACCTTGATGAAAGCTATATTAAAATAGTAGCAGAAGATAACACTATAATTTTAAAACCAGATGGAAAACCATTAGCAGTATTTTTAAAAAATTGCATACCTTCAAATATAGCTAAGGAAGCATATTATTCTTTACGCAAAGCAATATCTAAATCTAATAATAGAGGCATGGCATCTGGTGAACTTCCTAAAGATTTAAAAGTTGGTGATAAATTTGACGGAATGACAGTAGGCAAAATAACTGGAAATAGATTTATACCTTTAAAAAAAGATGGAACATTGTCTAATAGTCCAAAAGCTAAAGCAGTAGAATCTAGTGTTATAGGTTATGCTGATAGGTACCCAAGAATACCATATTGTAGAACAACAGAATTTACTTATAAAAATTTTGACACTTATAAAAGTTCATTACCTTATATCCAATTAATTTCAGAACTATTTAAAAAGGCGTTGCCTGAGCGCTGGGAGAACCAAAGAAAACAATGGGAATTAACTAACGAAGATTTTAGAATGCCAAATACAGTATTTTCAACAGTAACAGTAAATAGAAATTTTAGAACAGCTTGTCATTATGATGCTGGTGATTTATTAGAAGGATTCGGGAACTTAGGCGTATTATCTACTGGGACATATAAAGGTGGATATACAGTTCTTCCCAAATACGGAATAGCAGTTAATGTTCAGAACTGTGACCTAGCTTTATTTGACGTACACGAACTACACGGAAATACTGAATTTATACACGATAAACCCTTTGAAAGAATATCCGTTGTTTGTTATTACAGAAAAAATATGGTTCATTGTGGTTCAGCTAAAGAAGAACTTGAAATAGCTAAAAATAGAAAAGTCGGCGACTCTATTAACTAATGAATTTTGTCAAAGAATTTATAGAAAAAAACTCTAAAAATTCTGGAATCACAATAGGGTATAGAAGGGTATCTGGTAAAATAGGATTAACTCAAAATGAAAAAGGCAAAAGAGGTTCTTGGGTTGAAAAAAGAGTAGCATTACTTCGTAATCTATTAAACCTTAATTACAAAATTAAATTATTATCAAAAACGAGTGATGAAACAAATTTACCTATCAATAATAATGACTTTAAATTTCTTATATTAGAATTTGGTGGGACTAATTATAACTTTTATAAAAAGGACTGGGATAACACTGTTGAAATAATAAAGAAATTTGATGGTAATATTTTATTTATTAATGATGATCCAGACCTACCTTTTTTATGGAACCTATTAGACAATGAAAACTGGGAAAGATGGACTGTCGGAGTTAATGCTGTGAACACTTTACAGGCAAAAAACATTTTAAAATGTCCAATAAAAACCAAAGTAGTAGATATCCCAATGTTTAAAGGAATGGTATTTAAAGAATTCAATAATATTAACAATCCTGAAATGATTTATATAGGTAGACCTAATGGAAGAAATAAATATTTTAATGAGTTTTTAAAATGCAAACAATTATCTATCGCAGGTAAAGAAAAAGAATGGATAGGTTTTGAAGCAAATATAGTTGATATGCCAGATCAAAAAGATAGAAGTGAATTTTATAGAAAATTTAATAGTTCCTTAACAATTTATGACACAAAACATAAATTAGCTTCTTGGAGAACTGGTAGGGCTTTTCATGCTATTTATGCAGGAATACCAGTATGTTCACCAAAAGGTAATTATGGATTAAATTGGTGTTACCCAGTTGAAACATACACAGATATAATTGATTTTATAAATTCAGATAAAGAATTTAGAGAAACAATATGGAATAAACAAAAAAATTATTTAGAAAACATTAAATTTGATTATGATAGTATCATACGACATTGATGGCGTTTTAGCTGAACAACCACCACCTAACGAAATTAAATGGGGTCGTATGAATGGCCAACAAAGAAAAGACAGGAAACAATTTTTAAATTACTGGTATCAAAATGCTAACAAACTATTACAACCAAAAGAAAACAAGTTTTATGCAATTTCAGCTAGAAAAAATGAAGAAGTAATTTATAGTATTACAAAACAATGGCTTAACAAAAATTATCCTAATCAAGTTATTGATTTGTATTTGCTTTTAAAGTCTAGGAGTGTTGAAAATGTTATAGAATTTAAAGGTGCTGTAATAAAACATTTTAAAATAGAAAGACATTACGAGGACAATAAAAAAATTTTAAAAGGTCTTAGAAAAAACTTTCCTAACCTAGAATTGTATTTTTGGAAAAAAGGAATGGGTGAACCGATTATTTATGAAAATTAAAAAAGTATTTAAAATCAATAGGTTATTAGGGCTTTTAATATAAAACAAATCACTTTAAATAAAATATATTGCAATAGTTTCACTATTAATCTATTGAGAAAAACATTAACCTACAAAGGAGTAATTGCTATGGATAAAACACTAGAGCAAATATTAAAGTTGTTGGATAAGGCAGACGACCTGAACGCAAAAATCAGAGACAAAATAGAAGCATCACTTGATGAGTACGAAGAAGAAGATACTTATGAAGATCAAGAAGATGACGATCTTTCAGATGAAGAAGAAGATTCTGAAGAAGAATAATCTAATTAGATAAGCTGTAAAGCTGGAAGGTTTATCGTAACCTTAAAAATAATGAATATCAAATTATTAAGTGGGAAACTCTATGACTATATAATAATAGTTTTATTCCTATTTTCTGTATTTTTTGTAGGAACATTTT